GCCAAATTTATAATTGATTTTTCAAAATACCCAATACTCGACAAATTCAAAGAATATTTATCATCCATATATCATTCATGCAATTTAACTTCTTTACATCCTATAGTCACAAGGCAATTAAAAAGTGATTTAGTACAGCCAAAACAAACAGTTTATCAATTTGCACATCATTATTCATCATTATTATTTGATAAATTTAAACAGCATTATGATGGTATATTTTCATATTCTTACGTAGATTACTACAATCATTTAACTACTGCTCAAAAGAAAGAAATGGATGATTATCACCAACTGCTTGCGACAGAAGGCATATTCAAAACTAGCAACTTAGCAGTTCATAATGTTTTCAAGAAATCTGGTGAAAAACTCGTTAACAAGCCTGGAGATGAAAGTAAAGTTAGAAATATTTCCGGGTCACCCTCTGGACTAAAATATGTTATCGGGCCATTCATATATGCGATACAAAAGGCTATGTACACATTTGATCCAGCACATGATCAACCAGGTTCTGATATGCAACTATCTAGGAGCCTCAACAATTCAATAAAATTAATGAGAGCTGGGAAAAAAATCGCTATTGAAATAGATGGTAAATCATTCGATTCAACCCAATGGAAATCCATCATTTTTGGACTAGACGTTAACTTTTACCTAAACATTTTGTCGATAACGGCCAAAAGTTGCCTTCACGTGAGTGAAAGTATCATGAGAGTTTTCCTACAATCAGTCGATATCATCGGCTACTCTCCCTTATTAGGTTATACTACTTATGGCACCGTTGCATCTGGGCGATCAAACACTACACTGGGAAACACACAGAGGTCAGCTTTTTATGTTAGATACATTGCGTCGCAAGCCAGACTCATAGAGGGTGTCGACTATATTCTCCGCTGTACTGGCGATGACATACTCATCATAATTCACATCGATAGCGTTCAATCATTTGTCAACCACTCTAATTACACATACGGCACAGGAGATAATTCTTTATGCCAGGTTGCCAAAAAATTAAAAATAGTTGAAATCGAGCATGCGACATACTTGTCAATGAGAATATGCCTCATTAATGGTGAATATTTCTTTATAAAGGATCCTGCACGAACTTATGCCAACTCTTTCCTCAGCACCAAAATTACACCCACCACTTCCGCTAGAGTTGAGCGGAACATAAAACAATGTATAAAGTTATCATTGTTGTGCACCACGTCAATGTATCCAGTAATTAAGGATATGATACAAAATATTGACACCACTGGCATAAGACAAGATTATTTTGATAACTGGTTGCGTTCAAGAGCAAATAAAGATCGTGATTTCCGCCATACCGCTCGTATAATCGAAGACGAAGACAATATCGTCAATCATATAAATAGTAGTAAAACCAATAGGTTGCATTTTGAAATATGGTTAGCCAATTTGTATGGCATCACTAGCACCAAAGATAGCACAATTGATACCATATACAAATATTACAACCCAACTGAAAATTTATATGAATACGAAATGCACGATCAAACTTCAAACAACATACAACAAATAAAACACAACTTTTCATCGTTTTTTGAAGATTTTAAAATGAAAAACAAATTCTCTGATATAAAGCACCAACTTTTTTATGATTCAATTGTCACCTCTTACACCTTTAAACGGGTCGTCCCAATATTTGCTAACCAGCCTGAATCATACGGCGACGACTTATACAATTATAACTACCAGCGCTTATTCCAATTTAACAAAACATTTATGAAAAATTCAATTAATATAATTAATAGATTAAATCGTAATTATAAAATTACGCATCACTGTTATCAGTGATGCATCTTTTAATATTTAATTTTAAAATGCACTCATATCCTAAAAACTCTTTTTACTACAAACAACTAATCGACGTTACTCCTATTTTGCAACATCCCGATCGCCCAACGATTGATATACCTTATTCGACCTCTTCATTAGTTAACAATCCTATTATTTTATCTTATTTTATAGAAGGAGCATCTCAAACCAAACCTATAGCTAACAACAGATTGGCTATTAATTTTCTTAAGCAACATCCCAATTTTTATGTTAATTTTAAGCGAGTTAAATCATTTAAGAAACAAAATTACGATGAAATTAATGAAATTAATTACACTAATCTATCAAAAATTAACGATATTAAATCCGTTTTATCATATAACAAATATGTTGCTTATCAATCATTCTGCCCCTTTAATTGCCGACAATATTTATGTCCTCATTGTTCTATTTTTGAAAATGTTTACAATAATTGGCAATTTTACCCTATCAATCATCCAATCTTCGAAGATCCTTTTTATAACAAATACGCAACTATCTTTCTCAAGAAAAAGAAATCAAAAGTCGCAAAGCGATTGATGTTCGATAACATCTTTTCATATATCAATGCTCATTATGTTCCGATAACCAGTAAACGTCCATATTCATATACTGCAGCTAAACATTGTTATTTATAATTTCATTATGCCGGCCGGCTTTTAATTAATTTATGACAGATTTTAAAACATTACCTGACACTATACAAAAACTAATAACTCGAGAAGAACCTGCTGGTACGGATTTATATGAGCTTGAACTTAAGACTAATATGAATCAAACATCAATACCTAACAAGACTAGTCCCGAAGTTGTTGCATCTTTCACAAAGAATAGAACTGAAGCCGAATACACAGGTGCAGTCCAACTAGGTAAGCAAAAGGAGCGCAGAGAATTAATATCTATACTCACTAACAATGACGTTATATCATATCTTAACAAGAGACCACCCAATGATATAACTCTCACTAAAAATGATATGCAAGTCCTCAACTTCATACCAAATAGCCGATTTGCATATTATAACAAACTAATTAAGAAAGGTTTACAAAACGGTATATCAGCATGTGACGCCAGCGTAGTTAACACCTTATGGATGACTGATGAAAATAAAAATACACTTGGAAAAATCATGAGGAAACTGATAAACAACAATCTTACTGGTTTTACGTTGGTCCCAAGCAGTCGTAGTGGAATCAAATATACGTGTGAAAATGGCAAAGCTTTGCCATTATTCAGAAACCCCGGTACCGTCAATATTCCGGGTATGAACTTCATGTCAGCATATGGTGATTCTCATAATTACGATCAATATAAAGAAATGTCCTCATATGGTGATTCTTGTAAATGTG